CTTTTCAGTGTCAATAACATGAATTTTATCACCTGCCTTCATTCCACTACGGAAATAATAAGGTCCAGTTGTGCGATTAATATACACACTTTCAAAATCAATTGAATCTAAACTGTCGTTTGATAAAAGACGCTTTAGGATTATCGACCCAGGAACACACGCAAAAAAACCATTAGACATATACTTTTTCCCCCCAGATCCTTTGCATTTCATCTTGCATGGATCTTCATTCGCAACTATAAGCTCGTATCCCATATTTGAATGTTCCTTGATATAGTTGCAGAAATCATCACCGATTTCAAAAAGAGAATCCATATATACACCTCCGAACCGATGAAGTAGTTCATATCTAGCAAGATCGGCTACTTGTGCAAATCTAGACTGTTCTAGTTCTTCTCCCTTCTCAATCGCATATTGCATATATCTCCATGTAATTGGCATTGTTTCTTCTTTCATGTCATCATTTGTCCATACTTTGTAAGAAAACCCATTTCTATTAGCAACCTCTTTGACACCATTCATTAGGTTGTATCGTATCGTACTTTTATCCAATGGCTTACCAAACCATATCTGATGAATAACAGGTGATATTCTACGTTGAACATCTAGGTATATCATTTCATTGAAAAAATGTTCACGCTCTGAGACCTTTAATCTGCTTCCTTTTTTCTCATATAGTTGCCTACATATGGCTTGAGTAGCTGCATAGTATTGCAAAAGATTACGTTTATGTTCTAATGCAGACGACTTTAGTCTTTCACTTACTCGAAATGTTTTTGCACTAGGCATATACTTCATAACAAGTTGATTCACCTTTTTATGATGTTCATGTCCATATTCACCTGTAACATTATGAGTTAAAACAAGTTTCCAAGTATGAGATGCCAATGACTGAATACCTTTCTCAAAAGGACTTCCATCATAAAGTTCAGCTGTTCTTCTAGGGTCTTCAGTATATTCGTCCTTGACATCATACATGACATATTTTGTCACATTAGCAAGTGACATACTCTTATAAAATTCTCGTGATCGTACAGGATCGTTCAGATGCGTAGAGCAAACGACAAACCACCCTGGTTGTAATAGTAAATTTAAACCCCCCCATAGGACTTCATCATCAGGATGAGCGACTATAAGGAGTTTATCCACATCCATTATTTAGTTCATTGATTTTAGTTAGTGTGTTTAATTGCTGTATGCAAGGCCACCCATACCAGACATCACACGTAGAATATTGTAGTTGATGGCATATACACGAATGTCATAGTTTTGATCATCAGTATTAGAGATTGATACATTGCCATCTACGCTAAAAACGAGGGTAGCTGTGTCAATACGTGAGAAGTTGCACGTTCCCGATGGCTGATGCTCTTCGGGCTTGATCGCAAATGAATAAGCATATACACCGGCAACAGAATTTCCACTGTGGTGCTGGTAAGGCTGAACATATTCATAATAGCTGCCAGGAAGTGAAGGAACACGATCTTGTCCATTGAGTTGTAACGCGCAATCATAGATGATGTCATCATAACTTAAGGGATCCACGGTACCTGATCCAACGGTACAATTTCTTTTGTCATTAGCCTGCGTTACCCAGATGAGTTCTTTTACAGGATGATTGAACGTTAGATCAACACGATTCTGTGCAGATGTTAGACCCTTATCCTCATTATACTGCGTCTGCTCGATGAGGTACTCGTGAGACTCTTGGGCCATGCGACGACGCTCCTCTACATCGAGATATACATAATCAATTAGAAGGTTGGCCTGTGCAGGACCAACTGTAGTAACTCCACTCGTAAAGATTAGCTTGGGCTTGTTCCAGAGAATATTGATTTTTACCTCATGATACTGAAGGGCAATTAGCGGTAGAGCCGCGCCAGGGTTGCGGCAGAAGAAAAACATGAGAGGAATATATGTTAAATTCGTACGAACTGGGCGTCCCGACGCAGCACATGATGCATTATCACTTAGCTGTGTGTTCATCATGGCTCCTAGTTTACCATTAGCTTCATCAGTGAGTGTTAATTGGCTCCATAAATAAAGAAACTCTCCGTATTGACGATCAATGATCTGACCGCCAATGTCTAGTTCCGCATATTCAATTAGATTAAAACCGGCCTTTACATTAGGTTGATTTTGAGCGTCATAAATTAGTGTCGAGTTTGAATCTGCACGTAGCTCTATCTCAATATATGCTGAAGATACTAGATCAGCATGGCGCCCTAGAATGGCCGAGTGCTTGGTTCCCCAAGCAGCCTGCCCAGTCATGTTGACACGAAACGGCTCCATCGCAAAATTTGTATGGCGCTTAAACAGTCCTCTCCAGAAAGTGATCTGAGGATTCCCAGACAGGTATGCATCTTGAGCGCCATAGGCAACGAGTTGTAATAAACCACCACCCATTTGTCTTTATATGTTACTTATACTCAATTTTTTTGTAGACAGCTAACTTACTTGCGACGACGTTGGGTCTTTCCTCCACCACGACGTTTCTTTCCAGCTCCTTCTACGGGCATGTCTGGTACATCAGGTACAACAGCTGTTTCTTTTTTCTCTTCATCACCCCCCTTGTGCTTCTTGTACGACTTCTTAGCTGTCTTTAAAACATGAGAAAACCACTTCTTACCCATCGAAGCCTTCTCATTCTTCATCGACTTCATTGTAGCCTTAACATGCGATAACCACTTGGTCATTTTGTTTTAACGTACAGATTTTATCATACTGTGGCTGTATAGATAGGCGATGTATGCCTTAGAGGCTGAAATGATACAGTTGGATCCGGCATTGTAGGTTTCTTGTATTTCTTTGGCTTGAGAGGTCGGAGTGCAGCAGGCTTTAGAACTATACTATTCTCCTGAAACTCTCCGATGTATAGCTCCATCATGTTATCAATTGACCCGTAGTTCATCATAATCCATTGACATCCAAATGTAAATAATATTTGAGGGTTATTGTTTATCAAATCTTCACCAATATCTGGCACAACCATAGTAATGTTATTACGATTATAATTGATTAGCTCGTCTTGATCATGAGGTTGTGATGCCTGTGTATATGTCATTCTGCGAAGATGAGATGTTGACCATGATAGATTGACTAGTTCTTCCATAAGCGTACCCTTCATTGCATCACCTGACACTATTATCAACTTATTTTGAAGATTACAGATAGGCTCTATTGCTAGATTTTTACGTTGATAACTATATGTCGGATCTAACATATGTGCTCTGCATGTTGTTTTTAGTATTTCAGCTGCAGCATTAATTGTTTTTGTCTTATTAGTGTGGAATACCAAACTTAATACAAACGGATCAGATGATACAGGGGAGCTGATACTGTTAAACGCATTGTTAGCAATAGATACACAGCAAGCGTCTAATGAAACTGTATTATATGCGTAATCTACTCCAAGCTTCTGATTCTTAAGACCAACAACTGGCTTATCATTTATATCTGAGTAAATGTCAAGTTCAACTAAACGTACACCAGCCTTTATAGCTAGTGGCAGGATACTATCACTTACATAGTCATATACTTCTGCTCCAGGGAATACAGAGTATGAGGATGAAGCCATATAAAAATCGGCTAAACGATATTGTTGTGGTTGAGGACATCCCAAAGGTGCTAATTTAGTCACCTTAGAATATGTTGAAAAAATAGGTTTAGCTTTTACAAGAGCTTGTGTATCTGATGGTGTAAATGATAACCATAGAAAATAAGACAAAGCAATAATTCCTATAGCTAAAATACCATATTGTACACTAGGCGGAACATTTTGTTTTATCCAATCCATTACTTCTTACCAATACTATATAGCACGCCACGAAAACTTCTTACAACGGGATCGGGTACCTTTTTCTCCATTGGAACACCTGCTAGACAACAAAAATGATAATACAAACAGTACATACCACACTCTGAATTTTCGTATTGGTGCTGAGTTGTGTTGTATGTTAATTCCATTGGCTTAGAGTGTAGCCCTGTGGAATCCCATTCCTGCTTCCATCGTTCCATAAGACGGATAATTTCCTTCTCAGGTTTCTTGGCATAGGAGTCAAAGTATGTCATACGAGGATATTCGTATTTAGGATTCATATCTACAAACACAGCAAACCAATGCTGACCAGGTCCAGTACTGACGTCTGTATTAAATACAATTCCAACCCGTCTGCTACCCTTATCATATAGATCTTTTAGTTTAATAGAACATAATGCATTAACTAAACATTTCCCCGTGCTTGTCTTCTTATCAAAATCAATTGGTATTGTTCCCAAGTATGTATATCTAGCAAATGTGTGCATGAACTCCTTTTCAACTGCATCAATGTCCAATGATGTTAACCATTCTTCTGGATTCTTTACCCAACTCTCAGGAGCCTCCTGCTTTCGAATCATATGCGCAGCAATGCACTCAGCTGTTCCAGCTGAACATTTTTCATGTAAACGTTTACGAATATCATTCCACATATCCTTCGTTGTTCCACTCTTAATTGGTGATTCGGAAGGGTGTTCTTTATTATACACCTTTCGAAGGGTTTCAACTTCTTCTTCATCCATTATCTTGAAAACGGATTATGTTATTGTGAAATCTACAGTTAATAGATACAATGTCAACCGAAGCAATCAATGATCTAAAGCGATGTGTCAAGCAGTATCGCGATGTGGACAATGAGATCCGAGTACTCAATAAGAATGTTTACGAGAAGCGTGAAGCCAGACGAATTGTAGAGATGGAGATGTGTGATCTAATTAAGCTCCCACAGTTTAATTCGATAGATAAGCTTAAGATTGACGATGATGGATCATGTATTAAGATTCAGCGTCCAGATACTTATGCAAAGGCTTGGAATCTTTCAAAGAAAGATCTTGAAACACTAATCACGGAATACTTTCAGTCTACTCCTGTTCCCAATGCAGAAGAGTGTGTTAGTTATATTATTGGTCAGCGTAAGAGAGCTCTAGTTGCAAAAGAATTCGAATTTACTCGTGTTGTTAAGGAAGATGCTTAATAATTTAGTATAGATAAATATCAATGGACGACGGGTTAGATTACGCAGATCTAGATGCAGTTATGACATTAGTATTGATGAAACAAGATGATATTAATTCACTTGAGGCTGCAGCTCTAACAATTTTAGAACTAAATAAGTTAGAGGTTTCAGATGAAACTTTAAAAAAAGCATTTGAAAATACTACACTTGAAAAAGTTGTAGAAAATGCAAATCTTTTTGCACATTATGGAATTATTCCCGAAGTTGAAGTTTCTGGAATGGAAGGAGGTGTAAAACGTGAACGCGAAGAATCAGACGAGTCTCCACCACCTAGAACCAGAACTCCTTCGAAGAAACTTGTAGATGCTACTGAATCACCTTATATGTCTGTGGCAGAACAAAAGAGACGGGAAAAAGCAGCTCAAGATGCTGCAAAAGCAGAACGCTCCGCTCGCTTAGCAGATATTGATGCTAGCAAACAGTTTCAGGGAAAAGAATACAGTGATCTAGATCCTTATCTAAAAGGACTCGATGTATGTCAACCAAAAATGGCCTCTGAATTTATGAGAGCATTATTTCCAGAAAAAGCAGTAACAATATGGACAGAAGTACTAAAAAAGAATTGTAGAGATATTTATGAGCCAGGTGGAGTTGAGGCGCAATGTAATAATACTATTGGCAAAGTAAAGGATACAGATAAGTGTTATATTTGTGGATTTGATTTTGATGATAAAATAGAAGGGCTACAGCCAACATGTGAACATATATTGCCAATTATTCAAGCTATATTCTTTTTAGATCTATATCGAGGATCTGACAAGGGAAAGCATACGCCCGAACAGATAGATATACTACGTAAAGAATACTCTTGGGCACATAGATGTTGTAATTATGTAAAAG